AGCCGGGCCGGCCAACGTTCAGCGGCGCGGGTATAGACGGCGGAGAAGCCACGATTCACACCGGCTACGCGCTGCCCAACCGCGTGATTGAGCTGTGGGCACCGTACCGCAGGCCGCCGGGGGTGGCGTAATGACTGATATTCCGGTCTCTACCGCACCCGCTGTCCGGGAATGGCTTTTCCAGCAGTGTACGGCGGGGCTTGTGCCCGACCCGCTGAACAACACAGCACGGCTACTTGTCGCCTACGACGCACCGGGCACCGATCAGCCGGAAGACATCGTAACTATCGGCGAAGTCTCCACGGAGTACACCACTAATTCCCTTGTTGGCTCCGGCGGGGCTGGCTGGCTTCAAGAGCGCTACCGCGTGACTGTCGAAGTCGTGATTTTCCGGGGCGGAGACAGCGCGAAGGCGGTTGCCGACCGTGCGCACCTACTGGCCGGCCAGATTATGACGATAGTCCGCAGTGATCCGACGCTAGGCGGCAATGTGCTGACCGGCATGCCTGCCGCATCCACGTACACGGGCGATGTCAGCGACGACCATACGGCGAGGCTGGGAACGCTCTCGCTGCAAATCGAGGCGTATCAGAGGTTGTAATGCAGTCATTCACTTATACCGGGGACGACACCCGCTATTACCCGACGCTGGGCCTTACGGCCTCGCCCGGTATCACCGCTGAGCTTCCGGAAAACCCGGGTGACGGTCGGTGGATCCCCACCCCAACTTCGAAGGCGCCCGCGCCGACTAAGGAAGGCGCGTAATGCCGCACTCTTCACAGCTCAGTTTCATGGGTATCGCCAAGGAAACCGTTGCCGGTACTCCCGTGCCGCCCACTGCGTTCATTCCGGCGCAGGCTCCGACCGGTAAGGACGCGCTCACCATGCTCGCGGACACGGGTCTGCGGGGCGCGATGGTTGACGAATACGACGAAGTTGCGGGGCCCATTTCGGGCACCTTCGAGTGGGACGGCGACGTGTTCGCCGACACTTTCCCTTGGACTGTGGCCGGTCTGCTTGGCGACGTCGCCACTACCGGCGCTACCGCCCCGTTCACGCACACCGTTTCCACGCTGAACAGCGGCGACGGTCAGACCAAGTCCTACACGCTCACTGACTACTACTCGGTTGCCGCGCGAGCGTACCCGGGCGCGAAGTTCAATGAGGTTTCCGTCAAGTTCACGTCTGACGGAATGCTGACGTACAGCGCGAAGGCAACGACCTTCGGCAGCGTCACGGCGACCAAGCCCACTTCCTCGTTCACCACCCTGCCGCCCATCGCGTCTTGGACGGGCACGGTAACGATCGACGGCGCGACCACCGTGGTTGTCACTGACGGCGAAATCGACATGAAGCGGTCTGCAACGGTAGTCAACGCGATTGACTCGACGCAGGCACCCGCCTTCATCTGGGTCGGCCCCGTGTCCGTTGAAGGCAAGATGACGGTTGTCATGGAAAATGACGCACAGCTCACCAAGTACCTGAACAACACGGCTGGCACGCTCAGTGTGAACTTCGCCGCCGGCGCTGGCGTCACTGCGACCCAAGTCAAGTTCGACATGTCAAAGGTCAAGTATTCCGCCGCTGAGATTGGGCGTGGCAAGGACTACGTAGAGCTTGCGATCACCTTCAAGGCTTTCGCCAACTCTACTGACGTTGGCGCCTCCGCTGGCTACTCGCCGATCAAGGCAACTTTCCAGAATGCTGTTACGACGGGAACTTACGCATGATTCGTCACACTCTTCCCAGCGGCTCCACTGCTGATGTTCGCGACGTTGCGGACGTTACCGAGCGCCAGCGCAGGCCCATTCGCAAGGTGCAGTCTCGCCTTGCGGCCAATTCGGAGTTTTCCGCCGCTGTAGCAACCGCGCAGGCTGCCAAGCAGGCTGACGGCAGCGAGATGACGCAGGATGAGCAGCGCAGCATAGCGGCCGGCATGGGTTCCGCGTTCGATGACCTCGAACTGGTCAATGACCTGCTTGTCGCCGCGCTGGTGGCCGGCTGGTCGTACGCCTTCCCGGTGTCGGTTGACGCATGCCAGGACATTCCGGGCCGCGACCTTGACGCGCTTCGCGAGATTTGCGCGCCGTTCCTGAGTGCGCTGATGCCCGGTTTTGAGCCGGATCCGGATCCCGCGTCCCCTATCGATCCCTCTACCGTCTAAGCCTGGCGATAGAGGGAAAGCTAAAGAATCCAGATCCGGCGGACGTGCCGCTAGAGGAGTACCGCACATGGCGTCTTTGCACGCTGATGCGCTGCCGTCCGTCGGAGCTGGAAGACGAATCCGCGCTAACGCTTGACTGGCTGCTGGCTGTAGATGACGCCGTTGCCCGCGCGCGTGCCAACAAGGAACGCGAGGCTGCCAAGAATGGGTGACGTCATCGGCGGGGGAGTACATGGGGTCAAGGAAGTTGAAGCAGCGCTAGCCGTAATGGATAAGCGCGTTGACGCCGCCACCCTCGTTGCGCTGAAAAAGGTTACGGCGAACGCTCGCACCCGCGTACGTGGGCAGATGAATTCGCGCCCCCGGTGGGATCGTCGTGGAAATGGCCCCGGTGGCCCCGCTGTGAATCTCGACCTTTCGCCGCATGGCATTAAGCGCAGCGGTGGCCCCGGAAAACTCGACGGCGTACTGCGAGACGCCGTGAAGAAATCCCGAAAGCCGCGCGTGTTGCCACAGCATGCTGCCAGCGCTGTCGTGTTCGTCGGCGGAGCGAAGGCTAACCCGCAAGTCAACTGGTATAAGGCACGCACGGAAGCCAAATTCCCCTATTTCGCTAAGGGGATAAAGAAGGCGGAAGCGAAGATGCCCGCCATCTGGAATACAGCTTGGGCGAAAGCCATTAAGGGGTAAATCATGGGTGCTTTGCCCCCGGTTTTCATCGAATTTCTTGGCAAGTCCACCGGGCTTCACGCCACCACTGCCGCCGTTCGTCGGGATCTGGCGACCACGGAAGCCGAAGGCGCCGGCCAAATGTCGCGGCTGTCTACGGTGTCGAAGGCTGCGCTCCTGGGAATCGGCATTGCCGCTTCGGTTGCCGCTGTCAAGACAGTGCACATGGCTGCGGACTTTCAGACGCAGATGACGCGTGTTCGCACCGGAGCCGGTGAGCTACAGAAGAACATGGGCAGCGTTAGCCAGGGAATCCTTACCATGGCCGGCGAAGTTGGCCAGAGCACCGAAGAACTGACGTCCGGCCTGTACATGGTGGAGTCTGCCGGGTACCACGGCGCTGACGCGCTAAAGGTGCTCAAAGTCAGCGCGGAAGGCGCAAAGGTCGGTGCCGCGGATATGGCTTCCGTGACCGACGCCACGACTACTGCGCTGAATGCGTACAAGCTCGGTGCTGGCGACGTCACGGCCGTTATGAACGCGCTGGTCGCCACGGAAGCATCCGGTAAAACGAACATGGAAGCCCTGGCGGGGTCTATGTCATCCATCCTGCCGGTTGCTGCGTCCGCGCACGTGGGGCTGAACGAAGTCCTTGGCGCCATGGCAACCATGACATCGCAGGGAACAACCGCGAAGGTTGCGGCGACGTACCTCCGCCAGACAATCGGTCAGCTCTCGAACCCCACGGCTAAGGCCGCGAACGAGATGAAGTCGCTTGGGCTGAACGCGCACGATGTGGCAAAGAGTCTCGGTACTAACGGACTGGCCGCGACGCTGACCACGTTGACGGACGCGATTCAGAAGCACATGGGCCCGGGTGGCGACGTTCTGATTGAAAAGCTTAAGAGCGCGAGCACGAACGCCACGGAATTCCAAAAGGTGCTGGCAAATCTGCCGCCTACGCAGCAGACGTACATTGGTGCGCTTGCCACGATGGTCGGCGGGACTAAGTCAATGATGGCTGCCTTGCAACTCACCGGGCCGCACATGGATACGTTCAAGGCCAACGTAAAGACGATCGGCCAGCACGTAAAGGACGGCGGTAAGGAAGTCGAAGGCTGGTCGGACGTTCAGAAGACTTTCAATCAGCGGATGGCCGAAGCCAAGGGCAGCATGCAGGGGCTTGGCATTTCGATTGGCATTGCGCTGCTGCCGGCGGCAATGAAGTTCATGGATGTGATCG